ATGAAAATGCTATGCTTGATGTATTTGAGACAAACGTAGAGTTTCAGCAAGAAGGCGCTGGAATTATAGATTGGTCCAATGTCGATCCTTTCAGTCAAGGTAACGTCTAATGTTTGGATATACCTTTGGTCACGGTACTCTAAGAAAGTACATCATTTATTTTGGCACCCTGTTTAACAACATTTGGGTGAAAAGATATGATAGTGGCGGCAATCTTATTCAGAACATGAAGGTACCATTAAACTATGGTCCTCGTGAGAAGTTTCTTGCACGTCTTGATGGCAACCCTGATCTAAATCGTCCTATTGCTACGCAACTTCCACGTATGTCATTTGAAATTACTGGTGTAACTTATGATTCCACCAGAAAACTTCCAATGACAAATAAGATAACTGCTCCTGATCCAAGCGATCCTACAGGAGTTCTTTATCAATATATGCCAGTGCCATACAATATCGACATGACACTATCGATCATGGTAAAGAATGCTGAAGACGGTACATACATTATTGAACAAATTCTCCCATACTTCAATCCTATGTGGTCTGCAACCCTCAATCTTGTTCCAGAGATGGGTATCAAGCATGATATTCCTATCACACTAGATAATATTGTTTGTGAAGACACATATGAAGGCGACTTCATGAATCGCAGAGCCATCATCTGGACATTGAATTTTACCCTCAAGGGATACTTCTTTGGTCCATCAATCTCTGCAAATACTGGCATCATCAAGGAAATTGATGCAAATATCAGTATCCCACCAGGTAATGTTCTTATGGAATATGCAACACAGAACAACTCGCCATCAGGTACAAGACTAGAAATCTTCCCTGCTCAATATGCTAATGGTCAGCCAGCAAATTCAAATAATGCTATTTTCCAATATAGACTAAGTGGTGTTGCTGGTAATTTCATTCAAACTGAAAAAGTATATCTTGATACTGCAAACTTCATATATATGAAGGATGGAAATTCTACACACGTAAACACAAGTACTGTTCATGGATCACTTGGTGTTGGAAACACCGTTTTTGGTGCAACTTCTGGTGCATCAGGAACCATTACAAGTATTGCAAGAATTCCAACATATAATCTTAAGAATTATAATACAATTCAATCCAATACAGATTTTGGTTTCATCATTAATCTATATGAGAATAACTAATGTCAAAATATTTAGATAATGCTTTAGGGCTAAACCCAATGGCACAATTTGATGATTATCAAACTAATGTTCCTGCTGTTGTTCAAACAGATAATGAACAGGTAGAAGAAGATATTGAAAAGGTCCATACAAACCTAAACAACGCTATCGATCTTAGCCAGACAGCGGTTCAAGACATGCTCACTATTGCTCAACAGTCACAGCATCCTAAAGCATATGAAGTATTGAATGCAATGATCAAAACATATGCTGATATTAGCATGGGTCTGGTTGATTTACAAGCCAAAAAAGCAAAATTAATAGCTAAGAAACCAGATGCTGAAAGTGGCCAGACAATCAACAATCTATTTGTTGGTTCAACTGCTGAACTTCAGCAAATGCTTGAGAACATGAAGAATAAAGATAATGATAATAAGTAAAGGTTATAATGGTAATGTAAATTTAAAGAAGGCAAGAAGGCAGATTCAATGGTCTGCTGAAATGCTTCAGGAGTTCATCAAATGTAAAGATGACCCAATTTATTTTGCTGAGAAGTACATTCAAATCGTACACGTTGACCGTGGTTTGATTCCTATTGTACTTTACGATTATCAAAAAGAAATCATGACAAAGGTTACGAACAATCGTCGTGTTACGGTTGTTACATCACGTCAGGCTGGTAAGACTACCACAGCGGCTGCAATCATTCTTCATTACATTCTGTTTAATGAGCATAAGACAGTTGCTCTTCTAGCTAACAAGGGCGATGCTGCACGTGAAATCCTTGATCGTATCAAGTTATCATATGAAAGCCTTCCTGATTGGCTACAGCAAGGCGTTGTGGAGTGGAACAAGGGTTCAATTGAACTAGAGAATGGTTGTAAGGTTCTAGCGGCTGCTACAAGCTCTTCAGCTATTCGTGGTAAGTCAATCTCACTACTATACATCGATGAGGCTGCATTCGTTGAAAATTGGGATGAATTCTTTGCTTCTGTTTTCCCAACTATATCATCTGGTGAAACAACAAAGATTCTCTTTACATCTACTCCAAATGGTCTAAATCACTTTTACAAAACTTGTAATGGTGCTGAAAATGGCACAAATGGTTATCAGTATGTTGAAGTTCCTTGGCAACGTGTGCCTGGTCGTGGTGAAGCATGGTACAAGGAAACCATCGCTGCTATGGACTTTGATCTTGAGAAGTTTGCTCAGGAATTTGAATGTCAGTTTCAAGGTTCATCAGGCACACTCATTTCAGGTGCTGTCCTAAAAACACTTGTATCTCAGGCTGCTCTAACCTCACATGATGGTTTGAATAAATACTATGATCCAGTTAAAGATTGTAGCTATGTCATTGTTGTTGACGTATCAAGAGGAAAGGGATTAGACTATTCTGCTTTTCAAGTAATTGATGTTACCACTATGCCATATCAACAAGTATGTACATACAAAAACAATATGGTAACACCGCTAGATTACAGCGGGACTATATATAGGACTTCAAAAGCATATAACAATGCTACAATCCTTGTAGAAATTAATGATGTAGGCGCACAAGTTGCTGACTCATTATATTATGATTATGAATGTGAAACAATTGTATATACTGAAAATGCTGGTGCAAGAGGAAAAAGAATATCAACTGGCTTTGGCAAAGGAAGCGGTATTGATAGGGGTATCAGAACAACTAAGACTGTAAAGGCTATTGGTTGTTCTATGCTCAAGCTTCTTATCGAACAAAGACAATTAATTATTAATGATCATGACACCATCCATGAATTGTCACGTTTTTCTAAAAAGGGCATATCATACGAAGCTGAACAGGGATGTAATGACGATTTGGTAATGGGTCTAGTACTATTTGCATGGATGACTGATCAACAGTACTTCAGAGAATTGACAGATATTAATACCTTGATGAAATTAAGAGACAAAACAGAAGAAGAGTTAGAAAATGATCTGGTTCCATTTGGGTTTATGGATGATGGTCAGCCCGATGATGATATTATCGATTTAGTTCGAAATCCGTCCAGAGAATTCATGTTCTTCTAATTCCGTTATTTTATAAATATAATCATGTAGAACATGCAAAAAATCTTTCAAAGGAGATATAAATGGCCGTACAAAATTTTGGTTCAGGTGGTGGTTTTCAAATTAGCCCCGGCATCAATATTTCAGAAATCGATCTTACAACAACAACACCTGCTGTAGATACTACAGTTGGTGCGTTTGCTGGTGTATTTCGTTGGGGACCAGTGGGCGTTCGCACACTAGTTACTTCTGAAAATGATCTGGTTGCTAAGTTTGGTAGGCCAACTTCAATTAACCCAGAAACCTTCTTCACAGCAGCTAACTTTCTTTCATATTCAAACGCACTATACATTAGTCGTGCAGCTAACTCAAGCCTAACAACTTCAGCTATTGCTGTTGCTAATAGCACAGCTACTGTTAGTGCAAACGCAATTTATACTGTTCTGAATGAATATGACTTTACAACAAAGCAAGCAACAATCAATGCCTCAGAGGTTACATATGTTGCTCGTTGCCCAGGCGCTCTTGGTAACAGCCTAAAGGTATCTGTCTGCGATAACCCAACTCAATACTCAACAAATGTTGCTCTAATTGATTCAAACTTTACAACTGCAAATACAAAGTTTGAGGTTACTGTTGGTAGCACATTTGGTACTATTAACCTGTATAATCCAAATGCAAATAACTTTGCTGGATCAACACCATATGCTAATGCAGTTATTGTAGCAAATAAATTCAGTGTAGGTGACTATATTCTTGTTGGTAGTACTTCTACTGGAACACAGGCGCTTAAAATTCTTGGTAAGACAATTACTGTAGCAAATGTTGCTGGTCTTAACACTGGCTCTGCTTCAATTACATTTAAATTTGAACAACCATTCAAGCTTTCAACTGATGTTTCTTCACAACACGTAACACGTTATTGGGAATATTACACACAAGTTGATGCGGCTCCTGGCCGTTCAACATATGTTGCAACAAATGGTGACATTGCTGCACAGACCAATAATGTATTAACACAACTAGATGAACTACACGTTGTCGTTATTGATGAAGATGGTGGTTTCACAAGCTCACCAGGTACAGTTCTTGAGGTATTCTCAGGCGTATCACGTGCAACTGATGCTAAGTTATCAGATGGTACTTCCAACTTCTACAAGAACGTCATCAATGACCGTTCAAATTATATTTGGGCTGGTGCTGATCGTGCTGGTGCTGCTTCAAACACTACATTCAATGTTGCTTCATCAAATGCTGTTGCTCTTCCTGCTCCAATGACATTATCATTTGTTAATGGTGCTGATAAGGATGAATCAGAAGATGCAAATACTGGTGTTAAGTTTGCTGATCTAGCAAGAGCATATGACTTGTTTATTACTCCTGAAGAAGCTGACATTTCACTTGTCATCACTGGTAAACCACGTGGTGGTGTAAACAAAGAACAACTAGCAAACTATGTTATTGATAATATTGCTGATGTTCGTAAAGATTGTGTTGTATTCGTATCACCAGACATTAATGATGTTGTCAATAACCCATTAAATGCTGCTGAAGATGTAGTTGCTTTCAGAAATTCTGTAAGACCATCATCATTTGCAGTCTTGGATTCTGGATACAAGTATCAGTATGACAAGTATAATGACGTATATCGTTATATCCCACTCAATGGTGATATTGCTGGTCTATGTGTACGTACAGATGCTACACGTGATCCATGGTACTCACCTGCTGGCACAACACGTGGTCAGATTAAGAATGTTATTAGACTAGCATTTAATCCAAACAAGGCTCAAAGAGACTTGCTTTACAAGAATGGTGTCAACCCTGTTATTTCACAACAAGGTCAAGGAACATTCCTAAATGGAGACAAGACACTTCTAGCTAAGCCAAGTGCTTTTGATCGTATCAATGTTCGTAGACTGTTTATTGTTCTTGAAAAGACAATTGCTATTGCTGCTCAGTCATCAATGTTTGAATTCAACGATGAATTCACACGTGCACAGTTCCGCAACCTCGTCGAACCTTTCCTAAGAGATGTTCAAGGTCGCCGTGGTATCTATGACTTTAAGATAATTTGTGATGCTTCTAACAATACTGCACAAGTTGTAGATAGCAATCGCTTCGTTGGTGACATTTATGTCAAGCCAGCACGTTCGATTAACTACATTCAACTAAACTTTGTTGCAGTTAGAAGTGGCATTGAGTTCTCTGAGATTGTCGGCTAAAACAGTTATAAATAAACCAAAGGAGAACACAAAACATGGCATTTTCAATTAACGATTTTGCTTCAAAGGCATTAAAATTCGGTGGTGCTCGTAATACGCTTTTCAGCGTAGCATTACATGCACCTACTGGTGGGCTTACTAATGGTGGATCATTAAACAATCTATCAGAATTTCTTGTTGAATCAACAACAATCCCACAATCAGCTATACAGCCCATTGAAATTTCATACATGGGTCGTAAAATTAAGATTGCAGGGGATAGAACCTTCGATATGTGGGGAGTAACAATTCTAAATGATGAAGACTTTGCTATTCGTAAGATCATGGAAGAATGGCACAATAAGATCAATTCACTTGAAGGAAACTTAAATACTTTTGGATCAACAGAACCAAGTAACTATAAAGCAAATGCTACTGTAAAGCAATATAGTAAAAACGGTCCAAAGAGCAATCCAAAAATACTCCGTTCGTATACGTTTAAAAATATGTTCCCAATTGAAATTACACAAATTGAACTTGATTGGGCAGCAACAGATCAAGTTGAAAAATTCCAAGTTACATTTGCATATGATTGGTATGAAATTGATTCCAAGAATGAAGGTGGAGATGGTTCGGGTCCCGGACCAGAATTAAAGTAATTTGATAAGTTAGGATATAATGTGGCTGAATTATTTGGTTTTGAAATAAAGAAAAAAACACCGGAACCCATCTCTTTTGCTCCAAAGCAAACAGACGATGGGGCCGTTGTTGTAGCTGAAGGTGGCGTATATGGTACCTATGTTGATTTGGACGGCTCCATTAGAACAGAAGCGGAACTAGTAAATAAGTACCGTGAAATGTCAATGCACCCTGAAGTTGATATGGCAATTGATGATATTGTCAACGAAGTTATTACACAGGAGCCAGAAGTGGAACCTGTTGAATTAATACTTGATGATCTTCCAGAGTTGTCTGATAAAGTAAAGAAAATTTTTATTGAAGAATTTAAAGAAGTACTCAATCTGCTTGAATTCAATCAGTTATCATATGAAGTATTTCGTCGTTGGTATGTTGATGGTAGGTTATACTACCATGCAATTATTGATGAAAAACAACAAAATCTTGGCATTCAAGAATTAAGATATATTGATCCACGTAAGATTCGTAAAGTTCGTGAAGTAAGAAAAAAGAAACTTCAGGATAACCAAACAGCGAATAAGACTAGTAGTGAATACTACATCTACAGTGATAAAGGATTTTCCAAGACTTCTGGTAACTCTTCTATCCCAACAAATAACATTGGTGGCCTAAAGATTGCTAAGGACTCTATTGTCCATTGTACTTCAGGCATCACCTCATTAAATGGTGACTTGGTTCAATCATATCTTCATAAGGCAATCAAGCCACTAAACCAACTTCGTTCCATGGAAGACTCACTGGTCATTTATCGTATCAGTCGTGCACCAGAACGCCGTATTTTCTATATTGACGTTGGCAACCTTCCTAAGATGAAGGCTGAACAATATCTACGTGATATCATGACTAAGTTCAAGAACAAACTGGTCTACGATAGCGCCACTGGCGAAATCAGAGATGATCGTAAGTTCATGACCATGCTAGAAGATTTTTGGCTACCTCGCCGTGAAGGTGGTAAGGGAACAGAAATTACAACTCTACCAGGTGGACAAAACCTTGGTCAGATGGATGACGTTATCTACTTCCAAAAGAAGCTGTATAAGTCATTGAATGTTCCTATTAGCCGCCTTGATCCAGAGGCGCAGTTTAACTTTGGTAGAGCAACAGAAATCACACGTGATGAAGTGAAGTTTGCTAAATTTATTAATAGACTTCGTATCAAGTTCTCAACTCTTTTCTCAAAAATTCTTGAGCGCCAACTTATCTTAAAGGGAATTATCACTCCTGAAGAATGGGATGAAATCAAGAATGTTGTTCGCTTTAAGTTCTCACAAGACAATTACTTTGCTGAATTGAAAGAAGCAGAAGTTTTAAATAATCGTTTAGCTGCTTTACAACAAATTGATAATTATACTGGAAAGTATTTCTCACACGAATGGGTTAGAAGACAAGTTCTAAGACAGACAGATGAAGAAATTGAAGAGATTAATGAGCAGATTGTCGCTGAAATGGAAAACCCTCAGTATAATCCACCAGAACCTCAGATGCCTGATGGCGGTGGACAAACAGATGGTGCTGGTGGCGATGAGTATTCGTATGTTCCTCCAGCAGATACAACTAGTGGAACAGAATATGCATATGCTCCACCTAAAAAAACAAAGTGATAAATATATAATCTAATTGATTAAAGGAAGAAAATTATGACTGACACTGCTGATTTAATTGGTCTGGCTATTAATAAGAATCCTGTGGATTTTGCTGATACGCTAGACACGCTTCTTCGCCAAAAGGCTTCTGATGCAATTGCCGACAAAAAAGTTGAGCTAGCTCAGGATATCTATGGTGAAGAACAACCAGAAGATACTGATGCTGAAAATGATGATTTAGATGTAGACATTGCTGATCTTGACCTAGACGATATTGATCTGGACCTAGACGATTTAGACTTAGAAACAAAGGACGGAACAGATGAAGACGATTAAGGACATGTTTGAGGTCTACAGACCAAAGTCACCAGATGAACAAAAGTTCGTGGATAAGCACGTTACTGTTAAAATAAAAGATCGCAATGAAGTCAACGGTAAGGCTAATGGCGACGATGTTTTCAAGGCAACGAATATTAAGGCCGTTGAACGTAAAAAGACACGTCATGGTTATGATCTTGGTGCTGATGAGAAAGTATATGAAGAAAATGAATTTGTCAATGAAGAAGAACTAATTGACGAAGGTATGCTTGACTTCATGAAAAAGAAGAAGCCAAAGGTTACTGTTGGTAAGATGACACGTATTGCTGATCTTCCCGATGGT